CAGAAATCGGCACGATGACCGCAATCTCCTCCGCAACGATCGCCTTCTTATCCCACGCCATAGTCGTCAGCTTCTTCTTCGCAGATCCGCCTTCCCCATTGACAAAATACGCCAACGGAAGCAAATCAAGCACCGGCATTTTATACTGCGCCGCCGTCATATTCGCAAGTCTGCGGCCACGCTGCAGCACCGCCGACTGCTCCACTACTCCCTGAATGATCTCACGGCTTTCCTGTACCGGGATCAGTGCTTCCGCGTCCGATCTCGTAATAGAAGTCCCACCAGTAAACAACTGAAGATCAAATACTTTTCTGTTTTTGTTCATAATATCCTCTCCCTTCTCTATCTTCCAAACGCTGAACGAATAGAAGCATTAATGGAATCATTCGCTGTCTGGCTATTCCCAGACCCTCCGTCCGGTTTCCCTGTAGAAACCACCTTATAACCCTGTCCGGTAAAACGAGGGTTTTCCTTAAGGAACGCATCCGCCGCTTTCTTGAAGTCCGTCTTATCATCGACCTGCTTGCCGACTTTGAACAAAACATAATCAAGATCGTCAGGCTTCACACCCTTATCCCGCAGATAATTAGTATTCTTCATCTCCTCCACCTGCGCAAGCGCATCATCCCGCTCCTTCTCCACAGCAGATACATTCGGCTGACTGGCAGCCTTCTTCGTCCTGTAATCCGCAATCGCAGCAGTGACCTCCTCTTCACTCATGCCCTGCCGCTTGAAATAATCCGCAAGAGCCGCCTTCGTTGCCCGGTCCGCCCTCGCCTCCGCGATCTGCTCCGCCTGTTCATAGCTGTATGTCGCCCTTCCAGGCGCTCCCCCGGCATTCCCCTGGCCGCCATTGCCATTCCCGGCTGAACCTGCTCCTGCACCTGCGCCGCCGTTACCGGCACCATCCCCGCCGCCGTCCGCGAAGATCTGCAGGTCAAAATAATATCTTCTCATCTTCTTTCCTCACTTTCCTGTGATAATCCCGTATTTTACGCCCCGTCAGGCGTGAAAAAAGCACCCCGCTATAGGATGCATCACTCATTACTTATAAAATTAATACCCCGGTATTCCGCAGCCACTCCACAGATACCCAGAAACCACGTATCAACCAACGCCTTGCCTGTATCATTCATCTTCTGCCACTCAATACAGATATTTCCCTGCCCTACCTCCTCCGTGATCTCCACAAGGGCAATCTCCCTAAGCCCCCGAATCAAAGTCAGTGTCAGGGCAGAAACCGCGGCACATACAATATCAAACCCTCTCGGCGCGATATCCGCATGGCCTGATACACGGAGCCCATTCAGGCCCACAGCAACATCAATCAACTGCCTCACCTCCTAAAAATGGGTATAAAAATACCACGCACTCCGAAAAGTGAATGGTATTAGTTAATATTTAGTTTCTTCTTGCAGTTATCACATACAAAGCAATGTGTTGTCTCACATTCACCCACGGGCTCTAATCTTCCCCCTTTGCAAATCGGACACACAACACGTTCTCCTTCTCTTAGCTTTTTCATCATATCATTAAATTCATAGGGATTCAATTAATATCACCTCCATGGATATTCCGGGTAAAGCATTCTGATTTCTTTAATTATACTTCTCAGGTTCGTAGCGGTCAATTCATTTTGAATATTTTTATGCTTTATTTCTTGTGCCTTGCATACACATTCCGCCCATTGACTACCGCCAATATCGTATTTATGATGCGTAACCTCATGAATAAGAACTTCTGCAGTACGTTGAACAGTTTTCGTATCTGAAGCATAGATTCTTATTACATCCCCAAACTGCTCCCCGTCTGTCCCCTTTTGATGGTCAATCGCATAACACATTTGAATCTCTAGTTCTGGATGTTCCAGAATATATTCCACTGTTTCTCTGCCAATACTAGTTTTATTCAGATTATTCAACAACCGACGATAAGTAATGATATCTTTCTGGCCATTATTGTAAGTCTGGAATCTGTCTGAGAACTTAGAACATCTCGCCTTTACCCTTTCTTTTCTCTCCTTCTCCGCATTCTTAGCTGCCTGCATTTTCTCCCGTTTTTTCAATGCCGCTGAACTACCGCCGCCCACTTTTCCTAATCCATCCTGATACACCCTCTGCATCTGCTCCGGAAGCTTCATCGCCCTGGAAAACGCCTTATACTTCTGCATCTCCCCCTGATACCGCGCCTTTTTAAGGATTATGCTATCCTCATCCGCGTCGCCTTCCTGAAGCAGTTTGATGTCCTGCCGGGTCTTACGCATCCCCCTCTCCATCAGGCGTTGCTTCTGCAACGCCTGATATGCCGTATACTCCTTCCCCTGGTACTCCTTAGGCGTATTCTCCTCTTCCATCATTTCATCAAGCTCTTCATCGGTATAGTTCCTGACAGATACCCCCGGTATAAACGGATGATAATCATGATAACAGTTCGCCCCATGAAGCCCCGTTACCGAACCAAGACCACATACACTCTGCAACTGCTCATAAGTATACACCTTCCCCTGCCATACCTGATGCTCCGGCCTTGCACCCACATGATACGTAACCTCATAGACATCCGTTCCCAGATTCCTCGCCGCCTGCTCATTGATCTTCCCCTGAACCTGCCGGAATCCAGTCATAACAGCCCTCCTTGCCGCGACCTCCACCCGGTTACTATGCCCCGAATCATAATACACCGTCCGAAGCCCGCTGTCCGTCATGGCATTGATCGCACGGCCGACTGCAGCATCATAACTCACCGCACCAGACACGATGTCCATCACCGCACCGTCCAGCGTCTCCCGGTAAAACTGCATCAACGGATGATAATAGATCTTCCCCGTACCCGGATTGCGTATCACGAACCCTAACGAATTCGTGAGATTCCTGAATTCCGCCTTCGTCTGCACCTTCACCGATTCCAGAAGAACCTGAAGCTCCAGATTCTCCGCGAACGGGATCTGCTTCCTTCCAACTTCCCCATAAGCCCTCTGATACCCATAATACTGCTCATACACCGTATCCGAGAAAATATGGTCAATCTCCTCATCCGTAGCTTCAAGCGCCTCCCGGATCCATTGCTTAATATTCTCCTCAGACTCGCCAAGCTGAATCATACGCTGCATCTGCCAGTCAGCCTTCGCCGTAGAAAACCCGTTAACCCGAATCGAACGGACAATGTCAGCCATGATACGCATCTCCAGCTCAGACATCGTTCTCTCTAACGGGATCGGTATTCCCTCCAGTCCGCCCTGCATCATGATTCAATCACCTCCGCAGTAGATTTTATTTCCCCTTATAACAAACATATTAGAAGGAATTCCATTCTTTATCTGTTCTCTTATTCTATCTGACTCTTCTTTACCGACAGGTATGAGATCAAAATGCCAGGGAACTTTCTTCTTCTTTTTCATAATCCACACCTCTCTACTCCACTATCACATTAGCTTGTTCCGGAAGATTCCTCTGCGCCTCTTCCGGTGTCTCTCCATACCATTTTGCCCGGTACTCCCACAAGGGCATCACCCCCATAGACACATCCTGCCGGTCGCTCTGCCGCTCCGTTGTTTTATCCTCAATAATCGAATCATCAAAGGCAATCGTGACCGTTGCATTTTCCTGCAATCCTGGAATCCCAATACTGACACCGGCACGGATGATCGTCTGGATCAACTGAGTCAGAACCCGGTCAAGCACAAGCTCATGCTTCACCAATGACCGGTACATATCCGAATTCTCACTGATCACCTCCGTAGCCGTCTTCACCCCGCCGTCCTCAAACTTATAACGGTCCGTTCCAAAGCCGCATTTCAAAGACAGCCAGTTCAGATCATCATTAATGGCTCTGCTGTGCTCCTCAATCCTAAGATCCATATTAACCTCGTGCATCGCTTCCTTCGTATCCTTAAAATAATCCTCCGGCAATTCATAGAACACTGTATCATCCGGATCAAAGACCGCCTCTCCATTCTGCGCAGTAAGCAACTCCGGCGCCACAAAGATACGTTTACGCCCCAACGAGAACTCATTCGCATAGCTGTCATACTCCAGATCTAACTTCCTGACCGTATCAATTGCATTTGCAAACAACGCTACCCCCATCGGATTCGTCGTATCCTCATCCGCATTATTGACCACATTCAGCCGGTCAATCACAAAAAGCGGCCGATCCGAACCCGTCTCAATCCGCTCGGCAAGCCCAGCAAATACCGGAATCTCCTCCCACTGCTCCGGCGTCAGTTCCTTCCCTGCCCCGGTAGTATTTTCCACTACACTATTCTCGATCACATACTGCTTCCGGTTCTCTCCGGGCACATCCTCCAGCTTATGATACTGAAACTGGATATACTTCTTCCGCTTACAGGTTGTCGGGAACGTAAAGATACACTCCATAACAATCTTATTCTTCCAGGAAGTCGGATAAATATTGGCAGCTTCCACATAGTTGATCCCGACGTTCCCACCCTTCATATTCCCGGCTTCATCCACCGCCGCATCCTTGACATACACCACATAAGCAACCGTTCCAAGCGCAGACTTCCATTCCTGATACTCATTACCCAGCTCTTCCCAGGTATTCTCAGCAAGAACTTTTTTCACAAATGCATCCGTAGTCTCATCTGCGATCGTGATCGACACCCGCTCATTCAGCAGCAGATCTGCCATATCTTCACACACCTTTTTCGCCATCCCCAACGCATAACGGACACAATTCACAGAAGTACCATTCCCCCTGTAGACCTTATATTTATGAAATTTCCGTACATTGGAATTGTACCAACTGCGCCACACCTCGATCTGCCTGTAAAATGTCCGATCTACCGTGTCAATATCCTTCTTCTTGAAATAACCAAATATATCCATCCTCAATCCTCTCTTTCAGATACCGGCAGCCAATGCTTCACCTTCGTCCACATTCCCATCACCAGATAACGGATCGCATCCATACAATGATCCCCAATCTTGACCGGCTCTTCCTTCCCCTTCTCTATGGAGTCCTTATCATACTCATACGTCTGGAACTCATCTATGGCTCTGTCCTGCCCGGCTGACACATCCATCAGATGGAACGTCAGCAGCTTTTGAACACGGCTGATCCCAAGTTTCACATCATTTTCCGCATTACGGATGACCACAGGGACATTCGCACCCCTGCAGGCACGCTTGATCTCTTCCTGAAGTCCCTGCGCCGAAGGATCCAGGAACAAATAGAAACGGACATTTCCCTCTCCGTACTTTTCTCCCAATCCCACTGCAAAATCAACAAAATCCCCCGCATACTCCGACGGGCTCTTCTGATGTCCCGATTCCCGTCCGCTGTGATAATACTCTGCCAGTCCCTTCAACCGCCTATTCGCCATATCTAGCCCCGCAGCCTGAAACGTGGTCGCATTCTGCTGTCCATAATCACCGCCGATCCCGATAATCGAAAAGCGCTGCCCCTCTTCCGGATCCCTGATATGACTCTGGCTGAACATGTAATAAATTGCATCATCAATCCCTGTACTCTCACCAAGCCAAACCCAACGATACATCTTCAGATCCGCCTGCATCATTTCTTCAGCAGTGTCGATCAGATCCCGTCCAAGCCATCCCACCGGCACATCTCGGTAATCCGTATGGATATGGATGCAATCAGAACGCTTTTCCATCTTCTTACACCACTGGTTAATCGGTGCATTCGGATTCTTCGGCGGGTTGTACAGATAGATCATTTGAAACCCGCTGCTATTCCCGCGGACGAAGGTAGCCTCGATATTGGTCAGCTCATCCTCTCCCTCACCATCATCGAAAAATTCTGTCAGCTCATCCAGGATAACCAGCTTGATTGGCTTATCCTCGTCAATGATACCTTTGGTATCGTCAATGCCATCCGAACCAGAAAAATAGATTGTGGTACCGTATTTCTTATATGTAATCTCCATCGGTGATTTCGTAATGTTGAATCTATTTTTCGGGATCTTCAATCGATTAATTCCTCTAAGCATCTCCTTATACACCGTCTTCCGAAGCTTGTTATGATGCTTCCTGAGAACCACCACAGATCCATGAGCATCCGATACGATCTGATAATTCGCCCGGATCGCCGCATAACTGGACTTCGTACCGGCACGACCCGAAGTCAGGATAATGTGCTTATATGATTTATTGTTAAAGATCCCCAGGTACTTCGGGATGATGATCTCCGATATTCTCACCTGCTTCTTTTTCCGCTGCGTCATTAATGATCTCAACTCCATCCTCCTCAGCCTCAGAAGAGTCCCTCTTAAGACGATCTGTGTTGGCTTTCATCTGCTCGATCCGGGCTTTCTGTTCATCTGTGGCAAGATCCCAACGCTTGTGCAGCAGTTCATCATACTGCCGGATGCTGCCCCGAAGGTCAGACATTGCCCTGGCCTGAGCTTTCAAGAAATTCGCATGCTTATCCCAGGCCTGCTGTACTTCCCACCTCTCCCCAATTACATTGCCATCCTTTTTCTCCACCTTCTCAATGGTCTTATCGCTTTTATCCTTGACATACATGATCTGCTGCGCCCGGATAATAGCGGCATAAGCGATCTGTATCTCATGCCATAGGATATCCAACGGATCTGTCGGCATCTCCTGAATAATAGAAACGGTCTCTTCTGGAAGATACTTCGAGAAGAAACCGTATTTTTCTGCATTCTTATTCCCAGGCGGACCTGTGGCATTGTGATTACCCGGCTGTCCGCCCCTTTTCCGTTTGGTAACGTTACCTTTCGATTGATTAGTAACGTTACCATTCCATTTATCTAAATTCTTCCACTTCCTGATCTGGGTCTCTGATACTCCGAGATCAGAAGCGATGTCTTTTAACTTCTTCTTTCCGCCCGAGTCAAGCCATATCTTATATGCCTCGTCTCGCTTAGGGCTTCTGGCTCTTGGCATACCACCACCTCTCAATTCTGACCTTGTTTTATCGCATAGAAAAAGAGCTATGATTAGATAGCTCTCTTCTTCCCTCTATTTTTCTTTGCCTGATTTATCTTCTTTTTTGCTCTTTCATTGATATATAAAAACAAAAGGCAAAAGATTACCAATACAATAACAGGTATTATCAATTTAAAAATACTAACAGTTTGATATGGATCTGAAATATTTGTTTTTAATATCCAAGTCTTTACAGCATCTCTAACTGCTGACACCGTATAACACAATAAATCATTTGTCGTATATGCCAAAACAAAAACAATCAGTATAACTATCGCCCCTAAATTTACTCTTCCAGCTACAGACATTGTCTCCAATTTTATCAACTCTATAAATACTTTTAAACACTTAATCATATTCTTCATTCAGTAAATTATCCTTCCAATCTTTTAATGATACACATGCCGTAGAAAATAATCCTACAGATATTATTAACATGCATATAAGATAATACGGATCTACTATATAAATATTCAAAACAAATCGAATAAATAGTAACGTTAAGGAAGATGTTGCTATCACACAATTGGCTAGTAAATAAACTATAGTATGCACTGGCAAGCTATTTTTTAATCTATTTTTCAATACAGCATTCTCCTCTCTTAAACTTCCTACAATTTGCTGAAATTTAATCTCTACTGTATTTTTCAACACGCTATTATTAGGTTGAACAGTGAACTTATTTGTTTCTAAAGTCTTACTTACCATTTTACCATCTTCATATTTTAAACTTAATACCGGATGCGATATTACTTCTTCACTCTTCCCTTGTTGTTCGATAATTGCATTTTTACTGCCTATGCAATATTTTGTTTGCTTTGCCATAGGTGTCATTGATAATGCAATAGCATTAACTACTATGAAAGTTTTAATCAGTACTTTAGGTGCCGGAGGCGATATGGTATTAGCGTTTTCCTTTGAATTTATTTCAATTGTGCTTTCGATGTTATTATTGTTTTGCTTTGGCATAAATATCAAACACTCCTAATTTTTTACCATCAAAAATTATTTCTGTATAATATACACCTTCTTGCTTAATAATAACATTTCTCAAATCCATCCCTAACATCATTCCCCGTTGATCTTCAGGAAGAACTAAATTACCATTTTTTAATTGCTCAGCTAGAACAGAGATATTTCTAGCTTCAACCAAGACATTTTCATTCGAATCTTTAAAAATAATATCCAAATTATGATCACATGAACTATCAATTCCTCTTATTCCTAAAATAATCGAAAATGAAAATGTACTTGGAATAAACTCTGGAGTTAATGTTTGTAAAACTCCCATTGCATTTATCGGTGAAAAATCCCCCTCCATATTCGTTGTTCCTAAACAGTATATAAATGTCGTTACTTTTGCATTCATAAAACTCATCTCCTCTTTTGTATATAAACATTATATCACATAACACATCAAAAGAAAAGAATTTCATCCCCATCTATTCGACAAAAAAGAACGCCCCGCCGAAGCAAAGCGCCCTTTCTATGTGTGGGAGGAATCAGATAGCAATCATCCACTGATCTCAGCATATACTATAACATTTTGAATCGTGACAAGTGTGACATTCGTGACAAACTTTAATTTTCCTTCATAAATCTCTCAAATTCCTTTTTCAACCCATTTTCCGTAGCCTTTCGCCCGATCTTCACCGCCGTCTGCTCCCACGTCAACTCCTCAAAGATCTTATACCGGATGATCCTCTGCATCCTGATCGGGATCGTCAGCATCCATTCCTCTACCAGTCTCTTGATCTTCTCCGCATTCTCTTTCCGTTGTTCCAGAAGCTTCTCTTCCAAGCGAAGATTCCCATCATCCTGATAAGTAAAGGCCGTGCCCTGGACTCTGAAATGCTGCTCTTGATAGGGGAACCGCGGGTTGCTGCCCTTCACATTGGTCTGGATCACGGTCTTCCGTTTCTTTTTCAACCGGCAGATATCCGCTTCCGTCTCCTTGATCAGCCTGCAGGCATCTATGTAATCATACAGAATCTTCTTGTCTATGGCTGCTCTCCTCCTTAATCCTCGGGATGTACACCCGGTTTTCATGATACTTTTCCACCTTGCGCACCTTTCCGAGAAGCTGCCGCATCTGGTCTAAGGCTTTCTTATTCTGGGAGTCCTGGGTAAACTGCACGACCGGATCCGTAACCTCAAACAGATCCTTGTACACCCGGCGCTCTACCCTGTTCTGATGAATCCTCATACCGATCTGCGCGATCCTATCCGGGTTTTCCTCAAATTCGATCGCATGAATAAGATCCTGATGCCGTTTGTCCTCTTCCGCTACTCCGCTGCGCGCCATAGCGTTAAGTTCCCGGCATTCCTCCGCAAAATCAAGGAATGCCTTTATCTGATCCGATGCTTTCCTGTCCAATCCCGATCTCCCCTTTTATATCGTACTTATTAGCCATGTGTCCCAACACGTCACAGCACTCATATGCTTTTCTGATGAAAGCCTTTGCCGCCTTGGCATCCGGCTTCGTTGCTGCCATCTCTGCCAGACGGTGCCTGTGTTCTAGGCTGAGAGTATGACGGTCCTTACGCTGCTTCCTCACGCTGTCACTCCCCGCTTTACAATCTCCAACGCCCCAAGCGCCCCGCAATTCTCACAGTCGATATCATCTGCATTAATATATCTGCAGTGATTTCGGTAGCAGATATCACTGTGGGCAAATTTGTCCAGCTCTTCTATTACCTTGTCCAGATCATAGGCTGTCGGCTGCGCATTGATCACTTCTTCCACCTCTTCAAGAACCCCCATGTTTTTTCGCATATCTTCTACTAGCTTCTCTGCATTAATCAACCTCATCTTCTCTATCTCCTTCCTGATTCGTCGTTTTGCACACATCCCTGTCCCAGGTCTCCAGGATCTCCTTGATTACCTGGGTGCAGTATTCCTTATTCTTCCCCTTGCCCATCTGTATCACCTGTCTTTCCCTCTTCGGGCGCAGCATCCTTGCACGCTTCACTTAACTTATCCCGGTAAGCGCTCAGCCTGCTTCCCCGCCTCTCGTTTCCTGTCCTCTCAATTTCAACAATCATTTTCTCTGCTTTCATACCGTTCTCCTTTCTCTATGCAAATCGGACAAAACACTGGTAATGGAATCCACGCAGTAATGCAATTATCAATCGAAAAATCACATATATTCCCTTGGATATGCTTCACCGTTTTGAAATTGCAATTATAAATATCATAAAAACTCTGATAACACCTCTTTCCATCAGTTGCAATAAATCTTCCATCATCCTTTAGGTATTCTTTTTGATTTGGCAGTCTTTCACTGCACATAATCCATCCCGTTAATAATTTCCCATCAAGAATTTCTTCTGGCGTAAGTCCTGTGTTCTCATATTCTCCAAGTCTATTAAAGCAATGATTAATCGCACATTCCCGACAATCTTCAGCGCCCTCTTCAGTAGCCTTACAATATTCACAGCAAAGATCGCAATCATCTGCACCGCCTAATCTGTCAATACTACACATCTCTTTCGGAACGTATTCGCCACAATACTCAATTGTCAATCTGTCCATATATTTCTCCTTTCCTAACACCCGATTTAACCTTCTTTATATTACGGCAATGGCATCCATGCAATAATACGACTATCAATTGAAAAATCACACATATTACCTTCAATATGTCTCACCGTCTTGAAATTACAGTTATAAATATCATAATAACTCTGATAGCACCTATTTCCATCTGTGACAATGAATCTTCCATCATTTTTTGAGTATTCATCCTTATTAGGTAACCGTTCACTGCATGGAATCAATTTGTGTTTTTTTCGTTCTTCTTCCAACAAATTTACAAGCCTAAGCTGATTGCTGCTAAAATTAAGGCCTTCTATTTCTTCCGGCGAAAGTCCCGATTCTCTATATCTTTTTAACTCCAACACCAGTTTGTAGCACCTCTGCAATACCGCCACAGTAAACATATTTTCTTTTTCTTCCTGACTTTTTATAGCACCTTCAATTTGTATTAAATCTTTTTCTATATCTCTCCATTCTGGTTCCTGGATCACCTCCATCTTCGATGTGTCAGACACACCATTTTCATCAACACACGGAAGTAGGTCATAACCTTCCCAGCAAAAGAAGACTCCTGTTATAACCACATCTGTTGTCTCTGGTTCAAACCCTTCAAATGTTTTTACCTTAGTCCTTTGTACTATCTTAAAACAAACATCAAAC